GCCCGCCGCCTCCGCCGCCTCCCGGTGGCTGATGATTGAGTTTGTCTGGATCGTTACGATTGTCCTGGGCGGCGTCGCGGCCTTGGATCGTCGTGCGTGGCCGATGCTTTTGGTTATCGCCTTGAGCGTTTTCCAGATGCTGCTTTCGGAAGCCCTGATTGAAGACATTCTTTACGAAGTCGCCATGAAGGCCCCGATTGATCTGATTGCGGGCCTTATGGCCCTGATGATCATCACGAGAGAGCGTTGGAGCCTGATGGCTCCGGCGCTCTTTTGCGTCACGCTGCTAGCCCATGCCGCCTATTGGTTGGCTTACTGGAATGGGATAGACTTGTGGTTGTGGTATGCACATTCACTAAACCTGTTTTTCGTCGCCACGATGCTGGCAGTCGCTATTCCGGGTGGGGGACAATTGGTTGGAATCGCTCGCACTTGGCTTGTTCGTCTTCTCCTTGAGCGGCGCAGGACTTATCGCTTGGGCGATGGGGCGACTCACGCAACCCACGAAGCCCTCAAGGGCCTATATCGACAATCTGATGTCAGGTCCGGTCGCAACCTACACCTTTCCGCCAGTGAGTGAATCTGAGCCCATGCAGCATGAAGAAACGGGAAACCCTGACGTGGACATGAGGATTGCTCTCGCACGGCAAGAGGAAAAAGTTGAAGGTCTGAAACAGACGGTTGAACGCGAGTTCGCCCGTATGGCGGAAGCCCTTGGTAAACATGCTGACGCGGTGAACAACGTCATAGGCGCGATGAAGGCTGACTTCGTTTCGCGGTCCGACCACGCCCTGTTGCAGAGCCGCTTTGAGCGCATTGAGAAGATCGTCATAGGGGCTTGCGGGATCATGCTGACGGCGGTGATCGTCGCCTTGGTGGCCCTGGTGGTGGTGAAGCCATGAGGGTTCGGTTCCCCCGCCCCGCCGAGACAATGTTGGCTCTGGCGTTCGTCGGCGTCCTCATCATGGCGGGCTTTATCCTGACGCGGGCCTTTGAGCCGCCGCGTCTGACATGGGTAGCATTGCGGGTCGTGAATGCGCCCGTCGCAGACCGCAAGCTGATCGTTCAGGCCGAAACGAAGCGTCGTGACAGTGTGCAATGCACGAACGGCGTCCAAGCCGACATGCGGTCGTTCTCTGGCACGATCACCCGCCTTCCCGCTCCGGTTCGTGCGCTTCAGCAGAACGGTGATGCGCGCTATGAACTGGAACTGCCGGAGAACATCACGGCGGGAACCTATGGCGTTCGTTTGCGCGAGTCGTTCTATTGCTCCGGTTCGCCAGATAGTGCGGTTGCGCCTTGGCTAGAGTTTCAGGTGGTGAGATGACCGAAGAACGTATTTCGTGGCGTAGTCCTGAGTTCCTTGTTTCGCTCGCCGTGTTCGTGATTTTCGGATTCGGTTATGTGGCGGCGTATTTTGTTGAGCCGCCCGCTGGATCGGAACAGGCCATCGGTCAGATGCAGGGCGCGTCTATTGCCGGAATGTCGGCTGTGATCGGGTATTGGATCGGCTCTAGCCGTGGCTCCAAGCGCAATGCAGACCGTGCGGATAAGGCGCTTGATGTGGCGGCTGAGGCCGCGGAGGCGAAGAAGTGACCCGCGAAGCCGCTAACGAAGCCTTCGTTCGTGAGTTCCAGACCCGAGCCGGTCTGGACAGCGACGGTTGGGCCGGATCGCGCACCTATGCGGCGCTGGATCAGGTTATGCCGGTTGCGGCTGTATCCGCTGTCACCGAACGCATCGCCCTTGAACTGATCGCCCACGAGGCCATCGTTCAGGAAGCCTACAAGGACAGCGTTGGCGTGTGGACCTGGGGCGTGGGCGTAACGTCCGCATCGGGTCATTCGGTCGAGCGCTACAAGGACAACCCCCAGACCATCCAGCGGTGTCTAGAGGTCTATGTCTGGCTGCTAAACGAGAAGTATGCGCCCGACGTGCTAAAGGCGTTTGGCGACCGTAAGCTGACCGAAGCGCAGTTCGGGGCCGCGCTGAGCTTCCACTACAACACCGGAGCCATCGGCCGGGCGACGTGGGTTAAGTCGTGGCTGGCAGGTCGCGAAGACGAAGCCCGCGCCAAGTTCATGGAATGGAAAAAACCTGCTGCGATCATCGAGCGTCGTCAGAAAGAGTGCGATCTGTTCTTTGACGGCAAATGGTCCGCCAATGGATACGCGACGGTCTATCCGGTTCGCAAGCCTAGCTACGCACCGGATTGGTCTGGAGCCAAGAAGGTTGATATTCGTGCAGATTTGAAGGATGCGATGAAGAAAACGCCCTCAGCATAATACCAAGGGCGCTTATTTTAGCCAGCTATGGTTTTCACCACATTAACTTCGGCCTCTTCGGAAACATTTTCCATTGACTCCGTCCCGTAGTTCCACGGGTAGTCAGGGCCGTGTGAATTGGGGTATTGAATCCGCGTATCGTCAGGAGCGTAGCCTAGATCATCATGCTCTTTTTTGCACAGAGCATATGCGACCTGATATGCAGTGTCCCAATTGTCAAACTCTCCGTGAAGAGAAGATTGCAGGAACCCGCCCTTACCAAGGCCGATCCCGTATCGAGTCACAATGTATCGCTTGACCTCGCGCACCTTGTATTCGATGTCACCGGCGCGGCTTTTCAGTTCTACCATCTTTTCCTCCGGTCTCCGCAGAGACTGAGCGCAGCAAAATCGCTGCAATGACACCCTAGAGCAATCGTGTTATCCTGTCACCCATGACCCGCCCCACCACAGCCGACCGCATAGACGCCGCCATCAACCCCGTTCTGGTGACGATCAACCGCATCCGCCAAGCGCGTGACGCACAACCCGTATGGGTGTGGCGGTTGATCCCAAGCGCGATCACAGCGCCGTTGCAGGAGTTGTTTGACTTTGCAGAAGAATTTGACCGAGCCAAGGCTAAGGCGGTTAGGGATCGGGGGTAGTCACTCCCGCCCCCTCTCGTCTTGTGGGTTGGCGAGGTCGAGCAGCACGTCTGCATGACAAGCGGCTCCGGGGCGACACCAGCAGGCCAGATTCTTGCCGCGCAGGGGCGACAGGTCCAGCGGCGGCTCACCTGACGGCTTGTTTCTGATCGCGTATTCCATCTCGGCGCGGAACGCCGCGACAGCATCCTCGGCAGTCCAGGGGCGATAGCCGATGCCGCGCTCGGAGCCGACGACGATCTGATTGCCCCAGCGCGTTGAGCGATCGACCTTCACGGTGTTCTCTGGCATCCGCCATCCCTTCTTGCGGGATAGCTGGACGCGGACGGGTTGAGTGTCGCTCACGCCCCGCCTCCCTTCTGGATCGACGGCGCGGCGGGGAGAGGTTGCCAGTGGGTGGGTTCATGACCGCCCCACTCTATGGAATACCAAGAAGACGTTTCTTCATCCCATCGCGACCTCATAGTGGTCGGCGTTTCTCCTGCGTATTCGCCACCAGAATGCAGGCAGCCAAATGTCAGGAGCCACCGCTCATCCTTCGGCGCGGTGCTGATGTCCTGCCATCCACCCGGCGAATGGGCCGGTTGCGTGGCGAGGATCAGCGAAGCCAGCGCGTCATGAGTCTCAACCGGAATATCGACGTGCATATCGCAGCAGAAGTCGAGGATCAGATTGGATAGGGCCTTGTGCCTCTCCCGCTCCACCGCCCCACCCGTCGCCTGGGGTTGAGACGCGAGGGCGGCGAGGGCGTGATCGGCGATCCCGGTGATTGTTTCCATCCGAAGGCCAAGGCAATCTTCGGACTCAAGCCTGATCTTCTCCAACGCCTCGACCGCGATCCGCAGCGCATCCCCACCCCTCGCCGTAGCTGGCGCAGGGGCGGCCGCGAGCATGGCGCGGTAGATACTGGATGCGGTGGCGCGGTCAGCGTGGAAAGCCGCTTGTTGAGCCGCGCTCGCTTCTCCAAAGGCAGGCCAACAGATCGGCCAGTCTGACACCGCATCCAACATCGCCTCTGTCGGCTCAACAGGCACCAGGCGCACAGCATCGGGAGCGAGGGATTTAGACATGGGGGTGGTCCTTTCGCGGATATATCGTGCGGCCGGGAATGCTTTGGCCGGGGTAGGTCGGACGCCATGTGAATCCGTGGCGGTCGATGGCTCGCGACAGGGCCATGACCAACCCGGGCGGGCCTCCGTTCGATTGGTAGCGCCACGCCTTCGGATACTGGTCCTCTGGGAACACCCGGCGCGCTAGGTCGTAATATTCAAGCGGGCCGTTCTTGAGCGCGGCATCCATGCGCTCTGCGATGGGTCTCGGACGGCTCACGCCCCACCTCCCGACTTCGGTTCGCGGAGGGCTTCGTCTATGATCGGGAACGCTTCGTCGGTGAACACCACGTCGCGGTAGATGTAGTTTCCGCCGCCCGGACCGTTATCGTAGCCGTCGTGGTGGGTCCGTGGTTCCAGGTCTTTGATCCGCTCCAGCGCCTTCGCCAGCCGATCCGCTCGGGCTTCGGCTTGGGTGGCGCCCTGTCCGTTCTGCGTCGCCTGGTCGTGAGCGATTTTGTAGGCCGAAATCCAGCGCTCGACCTCTGCGTTAAGCGCCGCGATCCTCGCAGCAGCGGCCTCGGCGGCTACCCATGCGAAGAGGTCGATCTGATTTTCGTCGCTAGCCGTCAGCGCCTTGTGCGGGTGATCGTAGAGGTTCGCCGCAAACGCTTTTGCGAACTGATCCCGCAACGCATCTTCCAACCCCTCACCGTCAGCCAGAGCCGACGCGACAGGTTCAGGGGGCGTGGGGGCGGCGTCGCAGTCGTTGCAGCGCGCCGCTTGCCCGGCGCTATCGGCCTCATAAGCGTCGTGGTCGCACCGCGTGGGGGCGGTGGATTGCGAGGCGATGCTCGACGGGGGCCATTGCATCCAATCCGCTCGACGGAACCGATCTCCGAAGGGCGACCAATCCGAAGGCCGCTCCTCGCAAAAGCGCCATTCGCCAATCGTGCGCCCGACATCGTGAGCCTGAGCAATCGCGTTCTTTGCGCCAAACTCATCCCGCGCCATCACAGCAGCGCAGAAAATGGTGTCCGCCGCGTCCTCGCCTTCGTCATCCTCGATGTCGCGGCTTCCCGTGATCCACCACGGAGAATGAAGCTCGAAAATGCCATTGCGGCCATACCAGGAAACCCAATACGGGCGAACGTCCGTCTCAGCCGTCAAAGCCTGGCCGGGGGGTGGGGTGGTCATGCGCGAAGTTCCTTGATGATGCGAAGAGCTTGGCGCTCGCTAAGTTCAATGCTTCGAACCCCGACGCCATATTCACCAATGATGACCGTGTGTTTTGCAGGGATAAATTGACCCAAAACGTTAGTCACCGCCGAAAACGACAGAAGATCAATGAACCCTCGCTTCGACTCTTTCCGTATGTGCATCATCATCTCTCCATCTCTACCCCCCCACCATACCCCTCCCCACTCCACGGTCAAGGCACAATCGACGGGCTTGCGTATTATTTCGGGTGCGGTATTATCGAAATTCCACGACCGGCACTCATCCCGCCAGTCGTGAGGCCCCCTGCGTCCTCTCTCCAAGAATCCGCAGGGGGCTTTCGCGTTTCAGGGCCTGTCCCGTTTCGCAACACCGCCCTTTGACCCCGCCGACTTCGCAAGGTCTTTACTCACGGCGAACGCGCGTTTGTCGGCAGGAACCGACTTGCCGCCCCTGGCGGCGATGTCGCGGGCGAGTTCGGGATTGCGGGCCTTCAGGAGCGCAAAGCCTCGGAGGCGTGGGGTGTCGGTCATTTGGAATCCTGAATAAGGTCGATGTAGCGTTCGCGAAGATAGCTGTTTGCGCACCAAATAGCTGACGAAACGACCCATCCGGCCGCTAACCAATTAGCATCTATCAGAAACAGAGAAAGGCTAATGAGGTGAGCCGCCACCGTGAGTATGCCGACAGTCATGCGCCCACTCCCGCAGCCACATGCGACCGCTCGATAATCGCCCGGTCCTGAGCGCGGTCTCGCTCAACCTGGCGGGCTTGTTGCTTGAGTTGGCGCATACGGCCCTTCATGTCGCGAAGGTCGCCCATAGCGCGCCCGATAGCCTGTTCAGCCGCAACAATGCTCTGGAACGTCGCGGACCCGTTCAGGGACGCAGCGGCGCGCGAGACGTTGTTCTTGGCGTTCAATAGGCGCTGGTGGTCAGCGCGGGGGATGGGGATGGCGGGGGTCATTTGGGTTCCTCTAGGATTGCGTCGATAATTGCCGAGAATGTTGCAATAGGCCCTGTTGGATCGCCGTTAGCCTCATACCCCCAATAGGTGTCGTGCATTTCTGTGGCCGCATAGGCCAAGTTGCTGTCAGGCTGACGAACCGCCAGCAGGACGGCGCGGGCCATGTCGACATATGACGACCACATGGCGTCTTCTGTGCCGTAGTTTTCAGGATCAGCGCGCCACAAACCCCTCGCCGCCTTCTCAATCATCGTCATGGCGCAATCCCCTCATCCCATTCGTATGTGTTTGGTCCGTCTTCGCCCTTGCAATAGTCACGAACAAAAACGGGATAATCATCCCCGACCAAAGACCTGACCATCTGGTCAATCACCCAAGCTTTGTGATGCGCCCCGTCGGTCTGCGCATAGCTGTGAGCAACAGCAATGGCAGCTTGTATGCGTTGAAGGGCCCCGGAACTCATCCCGCCACCTTCAATCCAATAAACAGCGCCACAGCGCCAACGACAGGCCAGCGCAATAGCAGCGACAGGCCAATGATGAAGTCCATTACGGACGGGAGGGGTTCAGCGTCGTAATTCACTTTTCGTCTCCCAAAATCATGTAGGCGATAATGCCGACAAACAGGATCGGCCAGATTGCACCGACGAACAGCCAGCCAAGAGGCTTAGGCTCCCACGTATCGGTTCCCGTTCGGGCGTTTGTCGCCACAGCCATTCCCATGAAGATCACAGCACCTATTCCGTAGGTCCAAAGCATCCATTCCATCACTTCCCATCCTCCATAATCGCCCGCATCGACTGCGCGCAGATCGCGTCAATCTTGCAGACCTGTTCCGCCAGTCGCGACGACTGACATTGCGTCTCTGGCCTGTTGCGGCCGACGTGACCGATGGCGAGGACGAGCGTTGACATAGCCGACTCGAAGTCTCGGGGGTCGGGAGGGGTCATCGGCGCACCAGATTCATGATGGTTTCCCATGCAGCGGAAATCGCAATCAAATCATCAAGACTTGCATCGCTTGGGATCGAGTAGGTATTTTTCATCCGATCGATCCTCGACCTGACTTTTGCTTTTTTCACTTCTTCGATACGGCTTGGAGTTAGTTTTCTAATAAGCCCACCGCTCCAACCGTCACCAGTTTGAAGGGCGCACCAGTCATCTTTGTCCTGCTTTGAGGGCGCACGATATTGAATGCCGCCGACAACCAATCGACCTGTCGGAGTTATACGCTCGACAATTCCGATTGATCCGGGGCCGCTATAACGACCGGCGATGTAAACTTGCTCTCCAACCTCAACCATCACTTCGCCTCCTCAATCGCCACAGCCACCGCACACGCGACGATGTCCGCCTCGTCCTGCATAACGTCATCCATTGACGTCAGCATGGCGTCCAGAACCCAAGTCAAATTGTTTTTGTTCAATTTGAACTTGGCGAACATTTCGGCCACCGCCTGCCCCAGCGACACGCACCATGCAGCCCGTTCATGCGCTTCGTCTCGTGTCGCCTGGCATTCTCCGTGCCGCTCAACGAAGTCCGCGATGAACTCGTTATAAACGTTGGTCAGTTTCTGTTGCGTGGTCATCTCGTTCTCTCCATCCAATACCCACACCCTACAGCCATGCCACACTCAGTCAAGCCATAAAATATATCGGTCAAGCCACTTTACGAACCGGCTGTAATCGGTATGGTGACAAGGCCGCAATGAAGCGGGATGGAGAGAGAGTGATGAACAAAAAGGATTGGGAAATAGCCTTTGATGCCGCCATTGCGGCACTGTCAAAAATGCTGGACGACATGCGACATGGTGCATTGGATGGATGCGACCCAACACAAGCCGCAAACTTGGCTGCAACCACCCATGAAGCCATTGTGGCTATCAATGGTGGAGTGAGCATTCTTGAGCGTGAGAGTGCTAAATGAACCCCCTCACCCAACGCGCCGCAAACGCCATCAAGGCGATGGGCGGTCCTGAGCGTGTGTCGTCCGCGTTCGACATATCGCTCGGCCACCTCAAGGCGGTCTGTGCAGGGCGGGTCGCTCCTGGCAAGCGCACGTTGAAGGCGTGCGGGCTGGCATGACTTGGACGGACGAACTCGTTGCCGCCGTGTTCGCAGACTGGAAGGCCGGTGACAGCCAAGGCCAGATAGCCAAGCGCTACGGCCTGACGCGTAGTCAGGTTGCGGGGAAAATCCAGCGCGTTGGTGCGCGTGGTATCGACCGTGCGCCGAAAGCCAAGAAGCCAGCCGGTCGCAAGGGCGGGCGTCCAGAGAAGAATTGGGATGACTTCTTGAGGGAGCCATACAGCGCCTTCAAGGCCCGCAAACAGATGGAGAGAGTGAATGGCCCGCAATCCTGATCGACCCCACCTCCTGCGGGATAGGCTGCTGGCAACGCTGAACCTTCGTCTGCAAAGCCATCCTGAACTTGCCTACATGTTCAAGACCACAATCGGCTCCATTCGCACGGCAAACCAAATGAACCGGGCGATGGGCTATATCGAGCCGGTAGGTCAGCCCATGAACCGTGCAGCAGGCCCCGTTCGCTGGAGGATTACGCCAGACGGTCAGGAACGCCTCGCAACCGTTGGCTTGCTCCACGAGGAAGCGTCATGACTCCGCTGGAGTGGGCCGGGATGGAAGTTGTCACGTCTCGGATTCTCGAAATGCGATGGCAATCCGAAATCCTTCTGACCTTGCTAAGGGCAAACGGACGAACGCTGTCGGTGGATCATCTTGGCGAAAACTACCACAATCGAGGACGTATGAATAAGATCGCTCCAGCTTCAATCCGGGTGGCGATCTGCAATCTTCGCGAAGGGCTATCTGACATCGGCCTGGAAGGCGTCATCGAGACGGACGGCCACAAGGGCTATCGCGTCAATCCCGACGACCGCACCAAGGTCATCAACCGACTCATTGAGGAAGCCGTCTAATGCCCCATTGGACCACACGCACATTCGGACAGTGCGCCTATCTGATTACCGCCTCTGACGCCTGTTGCGCGCCGGTGGTCGGTGGGTCGGCTATGGGGTCGCGATATTGCGGCAACCACTACGAAGCCATGATCGACCGACCTGCTATGGCGCGGGCTAAGAAGAACCGTGGCACGCACACACGACACGACGCGATCAGGAAGCACAGCACTGTGCTGACGACGGATTGGGACTCAGGACGCGCTTAGGCGCACACAAGGAGAGAGACGATGATTGCTGTAACCAGAGACGAAATGCTGTCATGGGCGCGCACACGCGGTGCGTCCGTCAAAGCTATGTGCAAAGAGATCGGATGCACGGAGTATCGCTATTACAAAATTCGGTCTGACGATCACTGGATTTCGACCGCTGTTCTCATGGAGGCCGCTAACCGCTGCCTTCGCAATCGCGGTCATGTCGGACTGCAAACGACGCTGTTGCACTTCACCGGGGAGCCGACATGAGACAGACAGGGCTAGTCGAAAGCTGCTCACCGACTTCTGACGGCCGGTTCCTGATCGTCGTCAAGATCGGAAAGAACCGATTCCACGGTTACAGTGTCAACCCGTCCGTAGTGGGCGGAACCGCGACCGTAGAAAATGGCGTCGTCGTATGACCACCCTCCCCACCTGCGAAAAGTGCGACGGGCCGGTGACTGACGATCTGAAGTGTGATCGGTGCAGGCGGGAATATACGTGGGCGTGGGTTGTCATGCGGCAGAGGGGCGAGCGGTGATCGAACTCAGGCCCGACCAGATGAAGGCCGTCTCGGATATGCGGGAGGCCTTGCGCGAGCATCAGTCGATCTTGTTCCGGGGTCCAACCGGCATGGGTAAGACGGTGGTGGCCAGCTATATGGCACAACAGGCCACGTTGCGGCGTAAGCGCGTGATATTTGGCGTGCACCGTGTCGAGTTGGCGCTACAGACCGCCAAGACATTCGATCAGTTCGGCATAAAATACGGATTTATCGCGGCCGGTCGTCCCGCCAACCCCTTCGCCATCGCTCAGATTGCCAGCGCGGACACACTTCGGAACCGCCCCGAACTCCTCAAGGACACGTCGCTTTTCGTGCCGGATGAGTCGCACCTATGGGCCAGCCGAACACGCGCCGATCTTATCCAGGCCGCGAAGGATGCGGGCGCTAAGGTCGTCGGTCTGTCTGCCACGCCGCAACGTCTCGATGGCAAGTCGCTGTCCATGTTCGACGCCATTGTTGAGGGGCCGTCCGAGTCATGGTTGATCGAGCAAGGCCACCTGTCGGGCTATAGGGCGTATGCACCCGTCAGACCCGATCTGTCAGGCATCGGTTCACGCATGGGCGATTACGTCCCCAGCGAGCTAGAAGACCGCTTTGACAAGCCAGCCATTCACGGCGATGCAATCGAGGCTTGGCGCAAGTATGCATCCGGCAAGCGCACGATGGTGTTCGCCATCTCTCGCCAGCATGGTCAGCACGTCACCGACGCTTACAACGCGGCTGGCATCCCCGCCGTCTATATCGACGGCACCACGCCGCACGGAGAGCGCCGCGCACGTATCGAAATGTTCGCGGACGGTCGCGCCCTCATTCTCGTGTCCATCAACCTGGCCATTGAGGGCTTTGACCTGTCAGCCCAGGTGGGCCGTGATGTGCCGGTCCAGTGCGTTCAACTTCTGAACCCGACCAAGAGCCTGCCCCGCGCCCGTCAGATGATGGGCCGCGCCCTCCGCAAGAAGCCAGACGACGCGATCATTCTGGATCACGTCAACATCATCATGAACTCAGACGGGACGGTCAACCACGGCTTTCCTGACGACGATCACGAATGGTCGTTAGAGGGCCGAAAGGGCAAGGCTCAGGATGGCGTTCCGTCGTTCGATGTGAAGCTGTGCGAGTCGTGCTTTGGCTCCTATCGTGCCACCCTGTCAGCCTGCCCCTATTGCTCATCCGAACGCACCGTAAAGCCACGTAAGGTCGAAGAGATCGAAGGCGAGCTTGCGGAGATACAGAGACAGGCCAAACAGCGCACGGAAACACGTCAGGCCCGCGACATTGATATGGTCGCCAAGCTCGCCGTTGAACGCGGTTACAAGCCTCAGTGGGTCATCCAGCGCATGAAGGCTATCGGCAAGCCGGTGACCTATTCCAAGGCGATGGAAGCCTATACGTCCGCGAAGATAGCAGCATGACGCCCGAAGGCCGCTTGATGCGGGAAATACAGGTCGCCTTGTCCCAGGCAGGCCACAGGCTCGTGCGCGTCAACGCAGGCCGGGGATGGGTAGGACCGACACAACGCCACAATGACGGGTCGGTCACCATCAAACACGCTCAGCCTTTCGTTGGCGTCCCTGAGGGCGTTAGCGATTTGATCGGCTGCGCCAGTGATGGCGCGTTCGTGGCTATCGAGGTCAAGACTGAAAAAGGCCGTCCGAGTGATGCTCAGACGGCCTATATTCAGATGGTGCGATCACTAGGCGGTCGGGCTGGATTGGCTCGGTCGATTAGTGAGGCGTTGGAGATAGCGGGCGGCTAGAATGGGATCGAGTCGTCGTCAAACTCTTGATAGGGCTTAGCAGGCTCTTGCGGTTCAGGTTCGCGCGCACGTTCTCCACCCTCCGACTTCCCACCCAACATCGTCAGCACCCCGTTGAACCGACCTAGCTTCACCTCCGTAGAGTATTTCTCGACGCCTTGCTGATCGGTCCACTTCCGGGTTTCAAGCGATCCTTCGATATAGACGGTCGATCCCTTCTTCAGATACGACTCACAGACCTTGACGATGTTGTCGTTAAAGATCGACACGCGGTGCCATTCGGTCTTTTCCTTGCGCTCTCCGGTTGATTTGTCCTTCCAGCTTTCCGACGTGGCGACGGACAGATTGGCGACGCGATCACCATTCGGCATGGATCGGATTTCGGGATCACGCCCCAGGTTACCGACCAGAATGACCTTATTGACTGATCCAGCCATTACTATTCTTCCTCTTCTTCTTTGTAGCCGACAATTTCGACCAGTCGTTCAATGAACTCGTATGCGTCAACGATAACTCTATCAGTCTGGTAGATAGTTTCGGGACAAGAAATATCGTGTTTGTCCCGAAAGGCTATAACTTCGACTTCAAGCTTATTTTCGACAGCCATATTCAAACTTCTCCCTCACCGCGAAGTGCGGCAATCTTTGCTTTAACGGTTTCAGCGATCTTGATGGCTGCTGCCTTGTCTGCTGCGCCTGCCTTCATGCGGTCGGGCTTGCGCTCATCCCACCAGGCTTGCAGTTCGTCGGGATCGCAGGCGGTGGACAGATAGTTTTCGATCTCGCCCATGAAGGCGAGGATGTCGAAGGCGTCGGGCTGCTTCACCTGAACGACTTCGGCCTTAAGCGGCTTGACGCGGATAGGTGCGCGCTTCCCCTTCGTCACTGTTGCGGCATAGATCATGTCCGCGTCGATGTGGCTCATGTGGCTGATACGGATGCCGCCGACCTCAAGGCCAGCCCACTTCACGGATGGGTCTCGATACAGCGTCAGAGACCGGCCTTTGTATTGGCTTGCATCTGGTCCCCATGCCGCGACCATCAGGCGGGCCGTTGTTTTGCAGGGCTTCCACGGCTTGCCGTTGTCGCCTTCAAAGTGGACGCTGATCGGTTGTTCGCCAGGTTTGATGTCCACGCCAGTAATGCGGACGGTGCGCGCACCTCCTACAAAATCATCCGCGTTGAGTTGGTCTGACTTCGGCTGAATGGCCGTCCTCATATCTTGAGTCATCGTTCATTTCTCCTTTCGATTTCTCGTTTAGCGTTCCACTTGGTGTCATCGTCCATATCTGATCCGACGATCCATGCGAGGTAACTGGATGGAATCTTGTTCCACGCATCGCCCTTGTGCTTACCGAAGTTCACACGCGGCAACAGCTTCGGCTCTTTCGTCCAGGCAATCATATCCTTGCCGGTCGTTCCGGCCGCAAACAGCGCTTTCAAAATATGAGCCGTCACATAGGCGTCGGGACCGGCTCTGTGCGTCGGGACGGTCAAAGCGTGGTCGAAAGTGATCTTCCCCTGATCTTCCAGCCAATAGGCGAGCGCTCCGTTAGAGTGCGACGGAGCGTCAGGCCAGACACGCAGAGCGGCCTTATAGGTGCAGATCGCATGAACACCGTGATCGCCTAGCCATTGCTGCTCAAAGTTCATGTTGTGAGCAGCGACAGCGGCGCACTCCTCGCGCAGACCTTGCGACAGGGCCTCGGCATCAAAACGGGGCTTATCTTTCACCTCATCAGGCCGAATATGGTGCACGGCCCGATTTTCAGGCGGAATTACATCAGCACCACAAAGCCACGAAACCGGGACCGTGATGTCGCCCGTCTCTGTGTCGTAGTCAGAAAATCCAACCTCAATCACCACGCCTTCTGGCGGCTCTAGGCCTGTGGTCTCGAAATCGACAACGCGAATCCGACTCATACGTGCATCTCCTGCTCAATCTTCCGCTCCGTCAGCACCAAGCCAACGGACGCCTTTTCATAGTCATCCACAGCCGCCGCAACCTTCTCCTCGAACGCGGTCGCGGCGCTGACGATAGCCTCCTGCACCTTCGCGTCAGGATAGACGCGCATCACGGCCATGTGCAGCCCTCCGCTATAGGACACGAGGTCCAGCCAGTCCCATTCGGCCACCAATAGGCCGGTCTGACATTGCAGAATGAAGTCAACCGGCACGACCTTATCCCGGTGCCATTCGACAATCGTCTGCACCTGGAACTTCTGACGGCGACTCTTACACTCAATGCCGCCTTTCGTGCCAGTCACGCAGCCGTCAGGGCTATAGCCAATCGTGAAGCCCCACTTGTCGTTCGTGATGAAGCCGACCTCTTCGACCGCTTGCCCAGTGTGTTCCTCGTATTTAACGCGGGCTAGAATCTCATCCTCCCATCCGCGCAGCATATCATCCCCGATGTAAGACGGTTCGACATACTGGCTGATACGTTGCGCGGCGAGTTCCCAAACGTGAGTGCGGGTCTTTTCGTTATCCGCGACCTTCAGTGTGGGTGTAAGGATGTGCTTCACCTCAGAAGCCGTCAGCAGGCCAAGACGGGCCAGGTGCCATTCCTCGGAGCCTTGGATTAGGTCTCGGTGGATGGTGATGGTCATTGGTCGCTCACGTTCACCGTGCGGCGACGCAATTCGGCAATTTGGCCCTGCATCTCAACGATGATTACGGCAAGCTCCTTTGCACCATAAATCGTATCGACGCATCCAAGCACGATGCATGTCATCTCCTCAATGGCCTGATCTTTTTCCGTCATCTTTCTTCTCTCCATCATTTCAACCTAGGTTGACAACCTACGCTTCCCGGCGCAGAAATCAACCCATGTCCAGAAAAGAAATCACAACCCTTCGCCGCGCTGCCGTTCTGGCTGGTGTTTCAGCCGAGACTATTCGCGAGTGGTGCGAGAAATTCAGCATCGGCCGTTTCGAGGCAGGCAAGTGGCATATCGACAGGCCGTCGCTTATGCGTATCGTCAGGGCGCGTAAGGCGCTTGGAAAATGAGCCACTACATCGACCGCACACATGCGGCTCGGTCATTGGGGGGCGACGTAACGCCGAACGGAATAGTCTGCCCTGGTCCTGGCCATAGTGCAAGAGACCGCAGCCTTTCCGTCATGCTGGACCCCGATGCACCAGAGGGTTTCGTCGTCAACAGCTTCTCGGATGACGACCCCATAGCCTGCCGCGATCACGTCCGCTCCAAGCTCGGCCTGCCCGAGTGGCAACCCACCAAGACCGACAGGTTGCATCCGATCATGAACAAGCCGAAAATCGTCTGTCATTACGTCTATCATGACGAACACGGCGAGCCGTATCTTCGCGTCACCCGCAAGTCCGATAAGACGTTTTCCCAATCGCATTGGGAGATTGACGGATGGGAGCCTAAAAAACCCTCTGGCCCACCCGTTCCCTACCGCCTGCCCGACATCATCTCCCGTCCTGACGAGACAATCTGGCTCGTCGAGGGCGAGAAGGACGCCGATAATCTGTCAGCCCTCGGACTGCTGGCGACGACTGCCCCAGGTGGCGGTTCAGCCTTCCCCCTGACTCCTGACTTCGGCAAGTGGTTCGACGGACGCACCGTCATAGCTATCGCTGACAATGATCCGACCGGCGCTAAGTGGCGGGATCGGGTCTCACAGGCCATTGCCGACGTGACGCACATTTCCATGCCCGCGCCGCATAAGGACGCGTCCGATTGGCTGACGGCTGGAGGCACGGTCGAGGCGTTGCAGGATATGGCGCTTTATCCGGTTGAACCAATGACTATCGGCCTGACCGAGAGTCATTCCGTCCCCAAGGTCACCCCCACCCCGTTTCAGTGGGTCGAGCCTAAAAGCATCCCCCAACGCGCCGTCATCTACGGCAACCACCTATATCGCAAATTCGTCAGCATGACCGTCAGCCCTGGCGGTCTCGGCAAGTCGTCTATGGTCATGGTCGAGGCTCTCGCCATGGCTGCTAACAAGCCTCTGCTAGGCGAGGAAATTTACGAGGGGCCGCTTAAGGTCTGGTATTGGAACGGTGAAGACCCTCAGGACGAGAACACCCGTCGCATCGTCGCAGCGGCAACTCATCACAATCTCCGGCCGGAAGAGTTCGCCGCCAACCTCTGGATCGACTCAGGCCGATCTATGGCGATCAAACTCGCAGCCATGGTCCGTGGTGATCTCGATGTCCATGAAGGACTGTTCCTCTCCATAGAGCAGGCCATCCAGGCGCGGGGCATCGACGTTCTGGTTCTAGACCCGTTCGTCAGTATCCACTCGGTCCCTGAGAACGACAACGGGGCCATTGACGCCATCGTCAAGCGTCTCGGCATCGTCGCGGATCGCTGCAACTGCGCCATCGAACTCGTTCACCACGTCCGCAAACCAGGCGGCGGTTCCAACGCGCGCACTGACATTCACGACGCTCGCGGCGCTGGCGCTCTGACCGCTGGCGTTCGATCAGGACGCGTCCTCAACGTCATGAGCGAGGAAGAGGCCACCGAAGCCAAAATAGCATCCGCTGACCGTTTCTCATATTTCAACGTGGACATGGGTAAGGCCAACCTCGCCAAGCGCGACGGTCGGGCCGTGTGGCGCAAACTCGTCAGCGTCCCTCTCGGCAACGCTAGCGAGCTGCGTCCAGGTGACATGGTGGGCGTCGTGGACAAATACGAACCGCCCAAATCCATGACCGCGAACCTGTGGCCAGACAATGCCGCTGAACTCGATCAGCGTATCGCGGAGGACAATCAGACCCTTCGATACTGGACGGGAAGCGGTCAGGTTCCAGGCGATTGGTTCGGGTTCGCCGTCGCTCGCGTCATGGGGATTGATGAGGTCGAACACCGCAAGGAGATCAGGAACATGATTTCTCGGTGGATAAGGTCAGAAATTCTTGTCCTGAAGGAAGACACCCAAAACCGGAATAAGGTCATTTTCGTCCACTCCGCGCGCCAATCCATCAACGATGCACTCACGACAGAGGCCTACGCTGACGATGATTCGCCGTTTTAGACTGACGACTGCACTGACGACGCACTGACGACTGAAGACCTTTTAAAAAACTCGCATAGACCCCCTTGCGTCAGTGTCGTCAGTCTGGTAGCCCATAAAGGGCTAACTCAGACATGACGGGACACTGACGACTGACCAGGGTGTCGAAGCGAAACTCACGATAGGATTGACGCAGATGACCGATCAGACGCAGCCCCTAGGACGACCCACAAAATACGATCCGGCATATTGCGACCGGCTCATCGAACACATGAAAGACGGCGCGTCCGTGCTTTCGTTTGCGGCCTCGATTGGAGTCTCGCGGGCGACGATCAATGTTTGGGCCGCCGCGCATCCTGATTTTTTAGAAGCGCTTAATGCGGGGAAGGCTGCTTGTGGCGCATGGTGGGAGGCGCGCGGCCGGGAAGTCGCGCAGAATGGCGGCGGAAATGGTCAGGCGACGATGATCACGTTTGGCCTTAAGAACATGGGCCGCGACGATTGGGCTGATCGCCAGACCACGGAGCTAACCGGCGCAGACGGCGGGCCGATACAGAGCGCGACGACGTTGGATGTGTCGGGTCTGTCGGACGAACAGCTTAAGGTGCTGGCGTCGATCCAGGCGAAATAAATCCACAAAGGCTATTGCGTAATATGTGCGCAGGTGTATGTTGAGTCATCGGCGCAGGGCAATCAAGCACTAGCCGGAAGGAAATAGACAGATGACCTCTGCACACAACAACGTCATGTTCTCGGGTAACATTGCGAGGCGCGGCTACAAGCAAGAGCGTAGCGAGGCTCAACCATTTTTCCAGGGAGACCGAGTTCGCTTAACGCAATCCGTAGGCGACAAGGGTGCGTTCTGGCGGCAGTATGGCCATGAGTTTACCCTAAACCGCATGTGGAAACTGAATGGCAAACTGTTTGCCAGCGATGAAAACAGCGAAGTGTTCCCTTGCGCCGATCTGGAACTAGTTTGATGGACGCGAAAGAATACCGCACCGCCATCGCAACGCTCGGCCTGTCGCAACTCGCAGCGGGCCGGTGGCTTGGCGTATCACCTAAGACCGCACAGAACTACGCGACGAAAGGGCCTAGCGGCCCTGCCGCCGTGGCTGTGAGGCTAGCGATGTCTATCCAGCCTTTTCCGTCTGCGAGGGCGTAATGGATATTCGATCTCAGGTCGAGTTCACGTTTATATCGTCTCATAAAGGCGGCCAGCACACGAACGGGCCTGACTATGGCGTCGTTCAGTGCGAACATGGCCTGACTGGCGTCGTAGTCCAGATACAGACACGATCCGGTTTTGGACCTCACAAGGCTCGTGATTTGTGTATGGACCTGATTGAACTCGTTGTGAGCGAGATAGAGAAATAACCGCTTGCGTCGTTAGTCCCGTTGTGGGATAAAGAGTCATCGCAACGGAGAGATGCAGATGACCCACCAAGTTTCGATCATTCAGATCAGTCCCGAGGGACACAACGCCTGCCCGCCGCGCTGTGAAGTTGGCTTCATGAAGTCGCACAAGGGCGAGAGCGAAGATTCGTTCGCATTCCGTGTCGGCGTCGAAGTTGACCGACTGACCGACTTCACCGGCCTCGATTACGAGTATCAGATCGAGGTCGTGAAATGAAAATCGGAGAGACAGTCACAAACGGTCACAGGTTCGGAGACAAGAACGAGCTATATCTGTTTCGGCTAGTGGCTCTGGAAAACGACACCGCGTGGGTTCGGCACATCAACGGAACATTTGAAGGTCAGTATCTGACATTCCCTGTTTCAAATCTCATGGCTGCGAAATGAGAATCCTAGTCGCCTGCGAATATTCCGCCACCGTCCGAGACGCCTTCCGCGCTCGTGGTCACGACGCATGGTCGTGCGACCTGTTGCCGACTGAGGGCGATCCGGCGTTCCACATTCAGGGTGATGTGATGGATGCCATCGGCCGTAATCCGTGGGACCTGATTGTCATTCACATACCCTGCACGGCCATGGCTGTCTGTGGGAACTCGACATACGGCCTGAACGGGGATGGAACGCCCAAGCCTCGTAACGGAGAGCGTCTTGAGGCTGTCGAGTGGTCGCTAAAGGTGTGGGATGCAGCCTGCATGATGTCGCCTCGTGTGGCGATGGAAAACCCCGCCAGCGTCCTGTTTCCTGCGCTTCGGTCTCGCCGTAAGGCGCTGGTGCAATACGTCCAGCCCTATCGCTTCGGACATATGGAGCAGAAGAAAACGGGCTTTGGGCTGCGAGGGTTGATGCCGTTGCGCGAGACGAACAATGTCTATGAGTACATGATGAAGCTGCCGAAGAAAGAGCGCGAACGCGTCCACTACATGTCGCCTGGAAAGGACAGAGCCAAGGAGCGCGCCCGATTCTACACGGGCTTTGCCGAAGCGATGGCGGATCAGTGGGGTGCGCTGTGATCCACCGCATGACCCCGCTCGAATACCGCACAGCCCTCCACACCCTCTCCCTCACCCCCGAACAATTAGAACGGGCGGCTGAGGCCGCTTATCGGGCTTATGGATTCACTTCGCCGTGGACCGATGAGTATCGCCACTCAGGTGCGGCTCAACCGGACACAAAGGAAGTGTTCAGATCTGTTGTCCGCGCTGTTGTGGCCTCGGTAAATGAGGAGAGCGCGAAATGACTGGCGCTGAATATACCCAGGCGCTCGCCTCGCTATCCCTCACCCCCGAACAAGCCGCCACCTGGCTGGGCATCGGTCGCTCTACGGCGTATCGGTATCTGAAGACGGGGTGTGAGGGGCCGGTTGGGGTGGCTATTGAGCAGCGCCTTGCGTTTGAGAGCGTGAACCGCCCACTAACTGTTTGGGAGATTGAAGACGCTTGCTCTGAAATGCTGGATGGCGTCGGATGCACTCCATGGGAAAACGATAGCTGGGACAGAGACGGCTCCGATGGCGCATCTCGTGATGGCGTTCGCGGCTCAGTCGTTCGTGTCGCTGAGTTCGTATCGAAGCTGCGCCACTCCGACCTAACCGCCGCTGTGGGGGTGGGGTCGTGAGCCATGCGATTGGAGTTGGCTCGTATGTGGAGCTTAGAGGCCGTGGACTGAAGGGATTTGTTCGATCCGTTTCAGGCTCTAAGCCTCACTGGCTTAATGTGCATTTCGAGGGAAAAGACAAGCCGATGCTGTGTCATCGGGCAGAGCTTCTTTTGTGCTCGCCCCCAAAATAACCCCTTGACCGCCAACCCCCGCCGCGTATGGTGGCGGCTTGACTGATGGAGAGAGATGGATGTTTACTCGCCGAGATTTAAAGGCATTAGACAGTGCGTGGGTTAAATTTCACAACGCCCACAAAACGATGATGTCAAAAACGCCAGGAACGGCCGGACACCGTAAAGCCGAAGAGGTTTATGGGAAGGCCGAGGAAGAGCTTGAGATGCTTAAGCGCTCTTACGAGGTGTCAGCATGACCGACCCCCAACACAAGGGCGGGTGGACGCCGGGGCCTTGGACCTGGACGGTTTACCATCGATCCGATAGGATAACGGCCATTGTTAGCAAGTATAACGGCTGTTTGGTTTTAAGCGCGCAAGCAGGCTGGATTGATTTGTCTCCAGAAGACGAAAATTTGATCGTGTCCGCGCCGGTCATCGCGGACGCTCTCGAAAAGATTTCAAAGCTTGCCGATAAAGATGTTTCAAGTCGTGGGCTGATCGGCGTCGTCGATTTGCTGCTAGAGATTCAGCAGACGGCCCGCGCCGCCCTCGCCAAAGCCTCCCCCGACAAGAGTGGGGGTGCTTGAGATGGCGACCGTATCTGAAATCCTGAACGCGGCGGCTGATCTGCTGGAGAAGCCCGGCGCGTGGGTTCAAGGCTGGCTAGCTGGCGACGAATACGGTCGTCCCCAGCGGACGATGGTCACTGGCGCTGATTTTTGCGCCAAGTGCTGGTGCGTTTTCGGTGCGATCCAAAAAGCTGGGTGGTTGGCCGCCCGCTCGGAAGAAAAGGCGGTGGGCTACAAAGGCATCGTTAGCTATCACCGGAAATATCCAGAGATGGGGATGTCCGTCGCTAAGACGCTTGGCCTCGGCACTGTTAGTGAACTCATGGCGTGGAACGACGCTCCAGGACGCACTCAAGCCGAAGTCGTCGCAGCCCTCCGTGCAGCAGCCACCCACCAGACCGGAGAGCCGGGATGAGCGGGGCATGTATGGCTGACATTGCGTTTTACAGCATCCTGTCTCTTGCACTCGGAATTGGAGTGGGAATGATTTGGGGAGAGCTTCGGAAATGACCCTCCTCCAACAGCTAGAGGCGGCGGGAGAGGGGTCGAGGGAGCTTGATGCGGCGATTGCCGACGTGTTCGACCCGTTGGACGCTCTCGAAATGACAGACGGCTATCCGGGGCGCTGGCCTTTCGTTGATGGCTCTCCGTTCTCAGACCGAACGCCACCCGTCACCACCAGCCTAGACGCCGCCCTGGCTCTGGCTGAGCGGTGCGGGCTGGACGGCTGGAACACGCTCTATGCCGCCCTGATGAGTTGGAAGGCGCACGACCCGCGCGGGTCGCTGTCCACGACTCTCCCGCTCGCCCTATGCGCGGCCATTCTGAGGGCCAAGCAATGACCCTAACCGCCCCCGAACTCACCTACCTCCTGATCCTGATGGGCGACACGGAGCGCGGGACGATCATCCGGCCGGGTGCGTTCACTGGGCAGGACGCGCTTGCGTTGCGGGAGAAGTTGGTGTTGATGTTGCCGGTGAATGATGGAGAGGGATGATGGATGAGACGCGCAGGGCTTGGGGTAGAGTGAAGAAAAACGCACGCGCCCTGCTGGCACAGACATTCCTTGGTTGGGCGCTGGATATGGACGCTGACGAGGTTATAAACACGGTTGCTGAGGGCATGGGCTATAGGGTTGTGCAACCAACCCCACCCACCGACGTTGAGCCGTCATGATTAGTTTTATCAGGTGGGTCATTGAAGGCCTGCACGACCTAGGCGCTGCCTATGAATGGAATGAAGAGCGGGGGTTCTGGTGAGCTTGTTTTCGATCGTCGTCTTGATTTCCTTCGGCCTGTGGCTCGCCGCTGCAATCCCTGGCTCGCGTGTGCCTGAGTGGAGTGCGCGGTTGGGCTTCTTCATCGCAGCGCTGATTTGGGCGCTTGCGGGGAATGTCGGAGTGGGGTAAGGATTGGGTGCGTCCAGTCTGAAGACCCGCTCCTGCCAGAGCCACGAACCCCTAGCCAGTCTTGCACCGGCTAGGGGTTTTGCGTTAGATGGGCGGTATGACAGCAGATGTGATCCGCCTCGTTCCTGAAACAGCCGGTGAGGGCTGGACCCTTGAGGCCGAAGCAGTCTTGGAGGGCGCTAAGGGGCAAGACCTACAAAGCTGCGTTGTGTTCGGTCAGGACGCGGACGGCGAGCTTTATCTCGCCGCAACCGCGAACGCTGGCGAAACTATGATCCTGTTGGAGCGCTGCAAGCATTACATCGTGTTTGGTCACGACGAGGGTTAGGACGCAACCACACGCCCCGTTGATCGTTCTCCCGTCTCCACTTAACCGGAGACATGGCCGTGTCTGACAAGAACGAACCCACCGTCGAAGAAGCGAAAGAGATCGTCGAGAAGCATGAGGAGGCTCTGAATCCCAAGGGCCTGCGCCAGCAGACGAACGAAGCGTCGGGCATCGTCATGAAGGCGAACCCGGTCGATAAGTCGATCCTGACCTACGATCCAAATGACGTTGAATACGACGAAGAGGCGCGTAAGGCCGCTGAGAAGGCCCGCAAGGAAGCCGACAAAAAGTAACCGGCGCGTAGTGATGCATTGGGGCCGTCTCTTGAGTGGGACGGCCCTTGTGCTATGTAGGTGGGGTGAAACTCACCCTAGCGGACATCGCAGCGGCCAAGATCGAACTGCACAGGCGGGGCCTGTGTCCGCTCACGACTGCCGACATCGTTCCCAAGCTGATTCCGGTATTCGAGGGCAAGGCGGACTTCCGCTATGCGTTCGGTGGTCGTGGTAGCTCGAAGAGCGTCGGCTTTCACAAGATGGCCGCGACACTTGGGGCCATATGGGATGCGCAGGGCAAAAGCGGCGTAATCCTGTGCATCCGTGAATTCATGAACAGCCTAGAGGACTCCAGCCTTCAGGACGTGAAGTCGGCTATCGAGGCCGATCCTTGGCTTCAGAGCGTCTATGAGGTCGGAGAGAAATACGTCCGCACCAAGTCAGGGCGCATCAAGTTCGTGTTCGCGGGCACAAGCGTTAATCTGGACAGCATCAAATCGAAATCCAAGATTCTTCTGGTTGCGGCTGAAGAGGCTGAGAACATTCCCGCTGATGCGTGGGAGAAGATCGTTCCGACCGTGCGCGAGGAAGACTCCGAGATTTGGGCGATCTACAACCCTGAGGCAGAGCGAAGCTGGGTTCATAAGAATCTGCGCATGTCCACGTCACCCATGACGAAAGGCGTCGAGATAAATTGGCGCGATAACACCTGGTGGACACAGAAGCTTGAACGCTTGCGCCTCAAGTCGCTAGAGGAAGACCCTGATAACTACGATCACATTTGGGAAGGCGCGTTCAAAACCGTGTTCAAGGGATCGTATTACACCCGCGACCTGACAAAGGCTCGCGTTGATGGTCGGATCACGGACGTTCCGCATGATCCCCTGATGACCTACAGGGCATATTGGGACATTGGTGGCACGTCGGCAAAGGCGGACGCCTGCACGATCTGGATTGCTCAATTCGTTGGGCAGAAGATCAACGTTCTGGACTATTACGAGTCTGTGGGCCAGCCGCTTGCAACGCACGTCAATTGGCTACGAACGAACGGCTATGAGAACGCCCTGTGCGTCCTTCCGCATGATGGGGTGAAGCACGACGCGGTTTACACGGTGACGTATGAGAGCGCCCTTACGGAGGCAGGGTTCAACGTCGAGGTGGTCCCGAACCAGGGGACCGGCGCTGCGACCATGCGGATTGAGGCCGCGCGTCGCATCTTTGGCAAAATGTGGTTTGCGGACGCGCCTACAGAGCCGGGGCGCAAGTGTCTCGCGGCCTATCATGAGAATTGGGACGAGGATCGGGGGATTGGTCGCGGCCCGGTCCATGATTGGTCTTCGCACGGCGCGGATGGCTTCGGCCTCATGGCCGTCCATTACGAAGAGCCGATAGAACGCAAGAAGGCGGCATCTGGCAACCGTTCGCGTAGCTGGATGGGCTAGCGCGCAATAATCGTGCGTGATATACGCTGGGAAACGGAGATTTTCCCATGAGCGTTGTCGGTAAGTCCCTCGCGGACAATCGCCCCGTAGAGGTTGCGCAGCCGGTTGTTATCGCTGGCACGGTGAACGCCACTACCGGCGCTGTAACCGCCCCCACCGGCTCCACTTCGGGCAGCCCGACGTTTGTTGTTGGTGGCGCATTGCCCGCTGGCACAGATCGAAGCGGCACAGCGACCACGACGAGCGGAGGCCTGACTGTTGCCGCCAACGCGGCACGTCGAGGCCTTGTGGGGCAGAACATCGGAGTCAACAATATTGGCTTCAACGAGTTCGGCGGCACGGCGGCAATCGGAACGGCTGGAACCTACACGGTTGCGCCTGGTGTCGGATTCTCCATTGCGACGAACCGGGCTGTCACCTTCGTTGCAGCGGGCGGCAACACAGCCGTCACGATGACTGAATACTAATGGCCTGGGTTGGCTTTCAGCCGCGTAATCCGTGGGAGCCCCGCCTGCCTATATTCGGCGGGGCCAACACGTTCACGCCCCTCTCTCTAGGCGCTGACCTATACGACATGTGGGATGCAGAGATGCTTTCCACGATTTCTACGTCTGGCGCGACGGTAACTGAGTGGCGCTCCGTCAAGAATGGCTATGCTGCGACTCAAGCGGTCGGAACAGCCATGCCGATCTATTCGTCCGTCAGCTTCAATGGGCGTCCTGGTCTTCTGTTCGATGGCGTTGACGACGAACTTACGTATGCGGGAACGGGCGTGTTCCCGGTCGGTGCAACGCCTAGCGTTATCTGGATGTTGGTCGATCAGATGACCTTGGCTGCTGACGCGACCGTTCGTGTGTTTGGAGGATACGGGGATCAGGCGGCAACACGGCGCGCTGTGGCTCGTGTCGTGAATAGCGGTGTGAACCGCGCGCGGGTGGACGCAGGGAATGGCGGCGGGACCATAACGGGCCTGAACAATGCTGTCGATCTGAGCGGACGCCACGTCATCAAGGCGACATTTACCGCCACGGACATGATGATTGATATTGACGGTGTTGCGGGCGTCACAACTGCGGTTGTTCCTGCAACGGCTTCCACGCGTGTTCGGATTGGTGCGGCTACGGCTGCGGTCGCGGCTAACTTCGCAAACTGCATTTTCTCGCTGCTGGCGGTGACGAATCCACTTTCTGCAACCCCCGATGCTCAAATGCTCGCCTATCTGAAAGCCCGAGGAGGCATCGCCTGATGGCTGAGATTGGTGGACGAGCGGGCGTAACGCCCGAACAATTGGCTTCAGCGGTCGCGCCGCTCGCCCTCAAGCCCGAGATGCCGACGCCTGCCACGTCCGCGCCTCCGTCTGTGGCTGACTCCAGCGCCAAGGGGACCGACACTTCAGTCTATGCCCTGTCGAACCACACACACGCCTCCAAGGCCCGCAAAGCCCGCATGACAAGTGCTGCGGACGGGTCGCTAACGTGGACGTTTGACCCGCCATTCAGCGCAGGCGTAACGCCTATTGTTGTCGCTGTCGCAGAGACAGCGCAGGGCGTAACGGACGTTATCAATGTCCAACTTGAAGGAACACCTACGAACACGAGCGCGAAACTCAGAGTGAATCGGACGACGCGGTCTGTGGCTGCTGTCCTGGGGCTGACAATTCTTTCTCTTCCTGCTAGTGTTGGCGCAACAATCGTTCACGCCGTAGCATTGGAGCCATAGTTGGCGACTAAATCCAGCGACATTGACGGCGATCCTATCCACATTGAAGCGCTGGAGCGCTTTGACCTGTGCGAAGACATCGACTCCGAAAATCGGATTGAACAGGTCGATGACATCAAGTTCGTCAAGCTGCGCGAGCAATGGCCTGAAGCCGTTCGTCAGCAGCGCGAAGAGGATGGCCGTCCTTGCCTGACGATTGACCAACTTGGGTCGGTCGTGCGGCAGGTCGTGAACGATAGCCGCCTGAACAAGCCACAGATTAAGGTCAAGCCCGTCGATAGCAAGGCAGACCCCAAGACGGCTGAAATCCTTGCGGGCCTGATCCGCAACATCGAATATTCGTCTAACTCTGACGTGGCCTATGACACCGCGATTGACTACGCGGTTACGTCGGGTCGTGGTTATTTCCGCATCAACGCCGATTATGCGACGGATGACACGTTCGACCAGGACTTGGTGATTGAGCGCATCAGCGATCCGCTGAGCGTCTATCCTGATCCCTATTC